GCAAGGACTCGAGGAAGGCGAGACGGTTGACCAGATCGTGCGAGGCATCAAGGGCACACGCACCGAGGAAGGCATTCTCGGCAAGTCAGAGACGGGCGTCGATACCCTGGTTCGCACCGCTGCCACCAGCGAGAGCGCGGCGGCACGCGAGGAGACGTTCCGCGAGCTCGAGATCACGCACTGGCGCTTCGTCGCCACGCTTGACAGCCGCACGACGATCAGGTGCGCCAGTCTCGACAACCAGGTATTCAAGGTGGGCGAGGGACCAGTGCCGCCACTGCACCCGAACTGCCGCAGCACCGTCGTGCCTGACTTCGGCGAGGAACCGTTCGGCACCCGCGCCGCGTTCGATGGTCAAGTCGAGGCGGGCGTCACGTTCGAAGAATGGCTAACCACTAGACCACACGCCGAGCAAGAAGAGATGCTTGGCAAGCAGAAGTCTGCGGCATGGCGTCGCGGAGATATAACCCTTAAGCAGATGCTCGGTCGAGATCTGCAACCCTTAACACTGGCAGAACTGCGCGAAAAGGACGCGCTCTGATCACATGATTCGCAAGACATACAACACGCAGGAAGAGATCCCCGAGCCGTTGCGCGAGCACTACGCCGACACCGGCAGCGGTTGGCAGATGCAGCTCGAGGGCGACGACAAGCCCGCCGTAGACATGACCCGCTACCGCGAGATGCGCGACAACAACATCAAGATGAAGTCGCAGCTCGACGAGTTGATGACCGAGCAGCAGAAGGTGCGCGATCAGTACAAGACGATGATCGACAAGGCGCAAGGCGAGGAGGAAGCGAACCTGCTCAAGAAGGGGCAGTTCGACGAGGTGCTCGAGCGTCGCACGCAGTCCATCAAGTCGGAATACCAGAGGCAGTTCGAGGATCTGAACGAGCAGCGCGAGCAAGCCGAGAAGGCGAACTCGGCGGCACGGCAGCGGTTCGGCTCGGTCTACCTGGCCGACCAGCTCAGCACCGCACTCGAGAGCAAGAAGCTCAGGTTGCGATCCACGGCACGCGCTGACCTGCTGACGCGAGCCAGCAACAACTTCGAGCCGAACGAGGCACTCGACCAGCTAGTCAGCAAGGATCGCGGCGTCGATGGGCATGGCAAGGATCTGACCATCGACGCATGGCTCGACCGCACGGTGACCGATGCGCCGCACCTGTTCGATGGTGGCGATGGTGGTGGTGCCAGGCCAGGCGGTGCCGGCGGTGCTGGCATCAATATCGCTGATGTCAAGGACGACCCGGCGGCGTTCGTTGCTGCCGCTGAGAGAGTCAACAAGGGGGAAGCCAAGTGGCAATAGCCATAGCCAGCGTGCGCTTCCGTCGTCGTGGTGGGCGCTTCCAGTTGGAGGTGCCCAAGGGCAGCAGGTTGCTGTGCGTCTACCAGCACGCCAACAGCTACTGGTATGCAGACCTTGCCGCGCCGGTTGGCGAGAGCGCCACCGAGATGATCGACATGTGTCTGATCAACGGCAAGGAAACCGCCGACCTGGACCTCGACCGCTGGGCCATGGTGGGGCAAGCGACAAGCCTGCAAGGCCGAGCCAGTTACGTGTTCCACAAGCAGGCCGACCCAGCGCCCAAGAAGCGACCCAGCAAGCCGAAGAAGCCGCCTGCCGTGCCGCCCGTTGACACGGACCAGCTTCCTCGACTATAATGCGCCCGCGTGGCCTTCAGCGTCTTAGACGCAGCCACGCGCCGTAGACGCGCACCCATGTAGCTGACAGAGTCGGCTGCGGGGGTTGCGCTGATTGAGTAGCCCGGCGGGCTATTCGCAGCCGGGCCGGTTGTGCGGGAGAACACAACCATCAACGAATAGGAGCGGGCGACGCCTGTTTCGTGGTCGGCCCGGTAGAGATCATTGGCTAACACCATTTCCGACGTAGTCCCCAAGCTAGTGGGGCTTATGTTGCCCAAGTTGCGTGCTAACAGCATCATGCCGCGACTGGTCAACCGTGACTTCGACACCCTTGCAGCCCAACCTGGCAGCAGTATCGACGTTCCGATTCCCCCGACCATCGCCACCTCAGCGGTGACCGCAGCGAACACGCCGCCTTCCACGGCAGACATGACGCTGTCCACGGTCAACGTGCCACTGTCGAGCTGGAACGAAGCACCGTTCTACATGACCGACAAGGACATGCTCGAGGTTCAGCAGGACAAGCTGCCGGGCGTCGTCGAAGCCGCGCTGGCGTCCATCGTCTCGACCATCGACGCGGACATCCTGATCGCGGCAGATGCAGGTTGTGGCCTTGCTGACGACCAAGGTGCAGGCATCTTCGCCGCGATCGGCGATGTCATCGAGCCAGGCACACTGCTCAACCGCAACAAGGTGGCCCGCGCTGGCCGTAGCTGCGTGTTCGATTCGACTGCCGAAGCCGCCCTGCTGGCGATGACGCAGTTTACCAGCGCCGACTACCAGACCAGCTTCCCGATCGAGACTGGCATGGTTGGCCCCGAGCCTAAGCTCGGCATGCAGTGGTGGATGGACCAGAACGTGCAGACGCACACTTGCGGCACCGGCACCGGTTACCTGGTCAACCTCGGCGATGGCTACGCAATCGGCGACAAGGTTCTCACCGTGGATACTGGCTCAGGCACCATCTTGGCCGGCGACGTTGTCACCATCGGCAGCTACAACTACGGCGTCGCAAGCACTGTCGGCGGCGCGACAGTGACCAGCATCACGCTCAACCAGGGCTTGCTGGCGGCTGTAGCCAACAACGCGACGGTCACCTTGATCGACGCAAGCGGCACGCACACGGCGAACATCGCCATGGCTCGTGATGCCATTGTGTTCTGCTCGCGTCCGTTCCAATCGAGTAACAGCGCGATCGCCTCGCAGACCATCAGCGACCCGGTCAGTGGCCTGTCGCTGCGCCTCGAGGTCACCCGCGAGCACAAGCGCGACCGCTGGAGCATTGACTGCTTGTATGGCACCAAGGTCGTTCGGCCCGAAGGCGTCATCAAGATCATCGGCTAACCCGATCGGGCGCGGGCTTAGATGCTCGCGCCCATTACACCGCAAAGCGAACCAGCACCTTGGCAATCATTGTCGAAGACGGGACCGGAGTACCGAACGCCAACAGCTACACCAGCGTAGCAGCGGCAGACGCCTACTTCCTCATTCGAGAGAACCCGGCAGCGTGGACTGGCGCAGCAACATCTGCCAAGGAAGAGGCACTGAGGATGTCTACGGCATACCTGACGGAGCAGTTCGGCAACCGTTGGCGTGGTGTGATTGATAGCGACACGCAGGGGCTGGACTGGCCCCGCAGCGGCGTCGTCGATGGCGACACTGGCCTGAGCTACGACAGCAACGAGATGCCAGGCAGGCTTCGGAACGCCACGGCAGAGGTGGCCGTTCGCTACATCGCTGGCACGGCACTGCGCCCAGACGTTGAGCCAGGCGACGGCAACATCACGAGCAGCACCATGAGCGTGGGCGGCATCAGCATGACCGAGGACTTCATCGGCATGGCTACCACTGCGCCCGTGTTCCCGGTGGTGAAGCAACAGCTCCGCTCACTGCTAACAGACGCAGGCGCGACTCTGCTGCACAGGGTGACCAGGTGACGCTAGCCGCCCGCTTCCAATCCAAGAGCCTGCGAGCCATCACCAAGGTGGGCCAGGCGGGCACGCTGACAGTTCCCGGCGGCACCTACAACGTCAACGGCACCGTCACCGAGAGTCCGGTCACTGTGGCGGTGACGTTGGGCGGACCAGTAACAGAACTAAAACGATACTCAGAGACTGGGGCCGATACCCGCGTCACTGCCACCTTCTACGTCAGCACGAGCGGCTTGACCATCACGCCAAGCACTGCGACGCGCATCGTTGCCGGCGGTCGCACGTTCACCTGCTATTCGTGCGAGCCTTACACGGTCAACGGCACCCGCGTGGCGTACCAGATGGACGTCGGCGAGGTGGGCACATAGTGGCGAAGGACGTGAAGACTTGGCGGCTCGAGATCGATGACTTCATCGACGAGAAGGTCGTCGGCAAAGTGCTCAAGGTGCAGCGCAGGATCATGATCGAGTTGCTGACCAAGGTCGTCGAGATCACGCCAGTCGGCAACCGTGCGCGATGGCAGCGCAACATCGACCGCAAGGCCAAAGGGCTGGAGGGTCTGCTGCCCAGGAACTACGTCGGCGGGCACGCTCGCAAGAACTGGCAAGTGAAGATCAACCGCCCAGCCATGGGCATCGTCAAGGGCGAAGACACCAGTTCCAAAGGTTCGAACACCAAAGACAAAGGCCAACGAGAGATCGCCAAGATTAAGAAACTCTGCATCGCCTACCTCAGCAACCGTCTGCCATACATGAACAGGCTCGAGAATGGCTGGTCGAAGAGCGCACCCAACGGCATAGCAGGCCCAGCCGTGCGCCAGATCCGAAACAAGTTTAGGCGCATCAAGTGACAGACCAGGCCGACATCTTCGAGGCGATCCGCTCACGGTTCCAGACTGAGATCGGCGACGAGCAAGGCATATTGGTCATCCACGACAACGGGCCAGAGCCGACCAGCATCTCGGCGAGTTGGTGCCGCTTCTTGCTCAGCGCTGAGCAACCAACGCAGGCCACAATGGGCACCGTGTTCTACCGCATGACAGGCACCGCGACGGTGCAGTTGTTCACGCCTATAGCCAAGGGCGACGGTGCCAGCATCGACCTGGCCGACGCCATCGTCACAGCATTCAGAGGCGTTCGCATTGCGTCGCCACAAATCAGATTCACGCCTCCCCCTGGCATCATCGGCACCGCAGACCAAGAGGACGCCTGGTGCATTCGTACTGTTCAGATTCCCTACGCCGCTGACCTATGAGCGATTCCAACCGCATACGCATCTCGATCTTCAAAGAGATTACCTATGGCACGACGCCAGGTAGTCCAGCGATGAAGATCCTGCCAGTCACAGGCCAATCGCTCCGCGATGCCGTTGGCTACACGCAGAGCACGATCATCAACTCAGACCGCAACGTTGAGGAGCTTGTGCGCTTGTCGAAGAGTGCAGGCGGGCAGACGCCCATCGAGCTGATGTTCTCGCCGACTGGCGAAGCGATCGAACTGCTACTCGGCGCGGCCATGTGCTCGGCAGAGACATTGGTCTACGCTGACACAGCGGCCACACTTGCCGGCGGCGACAAGGTGATCACGACCGGCGCAACCGCAACCAACGTCAGCGTCGGCGACATCGTCCACATCACAAGCGATGCAGGAACCAACGCTGGCTACTACAAGGTGACAGTGGTGACCGCCACCGAAGTGACCGTTGAGGCCGACGCCAACTTCACGGCTGACGCGAGCAGCGTCACCATGACCAGAGCAGCGCGGCGCCTCAACGGCGTGGTCGAGGACAGCTTCACGATTGAAGTGGCGCGGCTAGACGTTCAGAAGGCTCAGGTCTTCACCGGCTGCGTGGTCAACAACCTGGAACTGAGCGTCAACGACGAGGCCATCGTCACCGGCAACGTCACATTCGCAGCAGCGAACAGCACCTTCGTAGACGCATTCGTTGGGTCCGCTGACATCTTCATTTCTGGCGCAACCTACGCCGACGCGACCGATCACCCTGTGCTCGACAGCCTGAGCGTGCCAGAGATCAGGAGCGCGGGCGTCAAGTTCGGCACCAAGTCCATCGGGCTGGTGGTCACCAACAACGTGGCAGCACGCACCGAGCTAGGCACGCTGGGCGCGACATCCATGCGGCAGGGCGAGTTCAACGTCACCGGCAGCATCGAAGCCTATTTCGAGGACTTCACCGAGATGAAGGCATACGCCGACAACACCGAGGGCGCTATCTGGTTCGCACTGATCGACGCCAACGATCGCGGCTACACGTTCTCGATGCCGACCGTCAAGTTCAACGACGCCGGCGCAGACGTTACCGGCAGCAACACCGACACGATGGTCAGCATCGGATACCAGGCCACACTGAACGCCACACAAGCCTGCACGGTTCGGATGCAGAGGTGGGCGTAGTGGATCTGCAAAGCATCCAGCTAGACGCGGGCAAGCTCGACGGCGGCATCTGGTGGCAGTTGTCCATCAGTGACGGGCAACTCGTGGGCAACCAAGTCGAACAGCCTGGCACCGATGTGCCTGCGATCTTGCTGGTGCCAATGGGCACGGCATACGAGCGGCGGCTGGAGCGTGAGCGCGAGCCACACCTGACCAAGATGCGCGACCAGGACTTGCCCAGCGACCAGCTCGAGCAGTTGAACCTAAGCACAGCAGCGAAGGCGCTGGCGCATACGGTCGTTCGGGACTGGCAGAACATCACGTTCCAGGGCGAGGCGGTTGGGTTCAGTCAGGCCAAGGCGGCGGAACTCATGGCCGACCGCACGTTCCGAAACCTGCTCGACTTCGTGCTGATTAAGGCAAGCCAACG